ACTATAGCCTGATTAATAAATTCATTAATATGTGTAGGTGAATAGTTATCCCACATCTCATACTTATCATTGACAGTAGTTGTGGCAGGGAAAGCCTGAACAGTTACCGTACCTCCTGTAACGTAATCAGAGACACGCCGTTCTACTTCTCTATTAGTAGACTGGGAGACATCGTTATAGAACCAGATATATCTTCCGTTGTATACGTCATTACCACCATACAGAACAGTGTCAGTTAGGGTAGTAGTGCCAGAAGATCCGGGAGTAGCGGTAGCAGTACCTATATGTAAAGCACCAAGGTTATATCCTACGGACTGTCGTATCTCCTGACGAGTTCGCTTCTGGATAACCACAGTACTCCTCCATTATTTCACTTTTTCTAATTTCTCTATAGAGCCTGTACCGTTTGTAGCCGACAACTGCTCTTTAAGAGATTCTATTTCATCATCTCTTTCTTTTAAAACTCTAGATAGCATCTGAATCTGTAATTGCATCTGGGCAGTAGGGTTCTGATTAAGAACTGCATTAATATCTTCAGTTGTAGGCTGAATAGGCTCACTCATGTATTGGCTCCTTTGTAATAGATCTTTTTATTAGTACTCTCTCTGCGTTTAGCAGCGTACTCTCTAAATTCTCTAATTGCTTTACCGACTTCCTTCCTCTGTTCTGGTGTTGGCTTTCTTATTTTACCTTTGAGTTTAATCTCAAGCAACCAGTTTTCAAATGCCTGTGCTGCCATATCTTCTATATGAGATTGCGACACAGTGGAGTCGGCAGGAACCTTTACAACGGAACGCCTACCACTTTCCTTATCGTGGAAGTGAAAGGTATGTATAACTATGGACTCCCCTGTCTCAGCATTATTCCCTCCTGTATAAGAAGAGACTAAGTTAGATCCTTGAGGAGTCCAGAGTTCGTTCACTAATTACGATCGTATTTTTAACATTACTTGCTGATAGTCAGTAGAAACCGCAGCAATACTTATTGCAACACCAATTGGTTCCAAGTCAGTAGCACCTGAAGAATCATGCAAAGTGGCCATACCGCTCTGTCCTGACACTTCGCTGACCTCAATAGCATTACCTAAGGTCATAGCTGTAGTTCCGCTTACCTCAACAGCAGCAATGCCATATGTTTGAAGCCAGAAGTAGTAAGAAGCAGTTACTGGAATAGGCGTAACGCCAAGTGGCCCCGTTGACTGAGTGCCATCGCCATCAATGAGTTTTACTCCTGCATAAAGGTTTTGCCTTAATCCACATAAAGAAGAAGTGGTCAATGCAGTTCTTATTCCATCTTCTTCATCAAGCGTGATGATGACCGTGTTATCGGCAGATGCATCGTGAGCAGGATGCGACTTGATTCTATAGACTTCACCTTCGCCCGGCCCATCATTGAATATCAAGTATCCATCTGCATATTGGTCTTTGGTTAAGTCAGTAGTTGGTACTTCTATGCTAATTGTTGTGTCACCAACACTATGAGCAGCAGTAGCAGCAACATCCATATCGTGTGCAGCAACTACAACAGTACCGTCAACAATCTTTCCGGCTGTGGCAAGTGCCGTTCCGTCATCCCTTGCATAATAGAACACTCTGCCGTCTGGGGTAGTTGCTCTTGTTCCTAACTTCTGCTTTTGTCCAGAAGTTTCTACTTTTTCCATTCCATAAGACAAATTAACTGTTTGCGGAAAAGACATATCTAACCTCCTTAAAGGTTACTTATTACAGGGCTTACCCCTGCGATCAACCGTTATTTTTTAGAGGAAGAAGAGCCACGGTCAATCGTTACAGCTTCTTCTTTACCTTTTCTTTCTACACACCATATACAATTACAATGTTCATTAGGGGGATACGGAAAGAATCCTATCTTTGATTTTTTAATTACATAATCTGGGTTTCCCGGAACCCCCCGAACTTCTGTGCCATAAGGATGAACAACTTCTCCTTCTGCATTTAAGCCATCAGCATGTCTGTATAAGACTGTCTTTGGCTGCCATGTATCCAGATACTCCCAAGAATAGCCAATTCCAGTCAGCTCTTCTCTCATGCTTTTTCTATCCCTAAAGCTAACCATATTTTATACCTTAACTTGTCGCAGGAGCAGAAGCATCATAAGTAAGAGGTGCTCCTCGACTATCGTCTAGCTCAAAAACCCCGTAATCGGCGGTCATCACCACTTCAGTAGCCCTAAGAGAAACATCTCTCTGCCTCTCTGTTCTAGTATCTACTGAGTTAAGAACTACCAATGCGTCTTTAGCAGCTATGACACCAATAGCATCATCACTACTATCTATTGAAAGGTTTCCGTCTTCAAAGATTGGTACTCCATTAAGTGGTCGGAGCCCACTAAAGAAGTTGCCAAGCAAATCAGAAGACCATCCAGCAGGAACTGGATATGTAGTAGATGCTGTTACAGCAGTAGCAGCTATCTGATATACAGCATTAGGGTGCTGAAGGATATATACCTGAGAACCAAACTTATTAGCTTTAGTGTAGGCAATCGCACCAGCAATCTTAGCCAGCGTTACTGCTCCACCAGCAGCTCCAAGAGTTGTTCCTCCATTCAATCCAGAATACAGAGCATGTACATCTGTATCTTTCTTTCGGGCCATTCCATCACCGAGCTGTCGCCCTATGATAGAGAAGACATTCTGAGCCATCTGTCTTACTAGCTTATCCGTAAGAATAATTTTAGCTCCAACCTCACTAGCTGTGAGATCTACAGTAGTCATCCCAATCTCTTCTTCATCTATGATGTCTTGTCCATCGACAAGATCACTCATAGACATCTGACCAACTTTAGGAACTGTCACTGTTGACGATCCCTTTGGCAGATTCATGGACTCTATCAGTGCCATAGCTGGAGCATTGTGCTCCTCTGTATATCTAGCAGTGGCAATAATAGTCTTCTGTGCTTTCTCAAGGTTTCCTGTTGTTGCAGTTTGAGCCATTACGCCCCCCTATATTCCTAGTAACTTTGCTGCTGCAGCAGTTGCTGCATCAGATCTATCCCCTGCTAGATATGCGTCTAGCAATCTATCATCGTTTGTCGCAGCAGCAGGGCTAGGAGTATTAGTGTCAAACGATTGCTGTGGAGCTAATCGTGACTTTAATTCTGCTATCTCTTTTCTCTGCGACTCCATAGTAGATATAGTTTTAGCCATGTCTTCCATTTCTTTAGGATTTCTGGCTTGTTCTAAACTACCAAGAGTTTCAAGACCTAAATTATATTTCTTAGCGAAATGTATTGAAGCATTTCGCTTTCCTCTTTCTACGTCTACTTGCTGTTGAGCATTTCTTTGTTGTTGTATCTGGTTGACTCGCCCCTCAAGATGACCCATAGTTTGCTGTTTTGCTTCACTATCGGAATACCCCTCTCGTAAAAGTTTCTGCTCCATTTGAAGAGCTTCTTGTTCAAGATTGGAAATAATCTTGTCACGTTCTTGGATCGCCTCATATTCTCTTCTTTGGCGAGCAACTTCATCTTGTTGTTGTTGAAGAGTTGGGTCGGCGTTGGGAACAGGGGTAACGGGATCATCAGTTGGGGGAGACAGAGTAGTCTCAGGTGTGGTTGGAGCCGGAGGAATGTCGGAAGCCACATCTGAAACTGGCTCTGCCTCCGTATCTGTCGGTCCATATTCTGTATATGTACTACCAATAGCACCTTCTGCTTGTTGCTCTTCTGGCTCTACTGGTATATCAGAATTGGTTGTCATAAGGTCTCCATGTATTTGAATTTAAACTCAATACTAACATATATTATATATTTCCTTACTGGCTGTCCAATATATTGGACCACTTACCTCTGTTTCTTAAGAAGTCAACTCTTGCTTCTTCTGCACGCTGCCATCTTTCGACAGTATTTCTGGACATAACAGTCTCGTATCCTTTAGGGTGTCGAGTATTAGATGTATTTCTAATAATAAAGTCTTTATATTGATTATAAGAATCTCCATTCGGAAGAGTCTTCTTATAGAAATTACGTTGTAATGCTTGTAGTCTTTCATAATCAAAAGCACCAGAATCTGGATCAGTTGCTTTATCATATAAGTTATACCATTCCGATAATATAAATTTCTTAGGGTCGTTCTTATCAAAAGTTTGATCGTCTTGGTACATACCAAACTGTTTATTTAATGATGCTTTCTGAGTAGCATGCTGTTCTTGAAGATCACTAAATTCTTGCCTAAGTACTTGTGCCCCACGCACTAAAAATCTAGGATACTTTCTAGGATTCATAAACTGTTTTAACAGTGCTTCTTCCCTCGAGAATCTTTCTTCGTCTAATTGCTTTATTGCTAACCAGTATTGGGCATCTTTATCTCCTTGCTTTACTTTCTCAAGAAGCATAGGGTCTAGCTCGTCTGAGAGGTATTCTCTTAATATTCTTCTCTCAAATGGTTCCATGTCTTCATAATCAATACCTACATGTTCCTGTGCGTATCCCCGTAGCATTTGGAATGATCCTTGTGGATATGCTCTGCCCCCAACGAATTCAACAAGTCCCTTTATAGCTCTCTGTTGAGGGTTACCACCTTCAAGAACTACGGCCTGTGCCCATATAGGCATCGTCTTTGGAGCTATTTCTTCTTTAGTAAAGTTTATTATGTGGCCCTTTATATCCCAAGGAGATCCACCGTATACAGGGTCTCCCATATAAGTTCTTCCTGAAAGGATATCAATCGCAGATCCTACAACTGGAGATGCGTTACCTCTTACGAATCGTATACCGGGATTGTCCATGCTAAGAGTAAATAGATCTATAGGATCATCTCCTGATCCAGTAGCATAGATTCCTCCTCCAAGCTTGATGAGAGATCTTACTTTAGATCCAACTCCAATATTAGTTCCACCTACATTCCAAGTCATAAACATAGGGCTAGTGGGATTAAAGTGTTCTGCTACCTCTTCTGGATCTTCTCCTTTCGCAAAAGATATAGCAACAGCCATTGCCATAATACTTCCTATACCAGCAGCCAGTGTCTTTCTGGCTTCATTCCCTCTTATATTTCCACTAAAGACATCTCCTAACATTGCTGCTATAGCCCTGTTATATCTTGGAGCGAGCAAAGCTAGAGTTTCTAATTGTCTTTGTTTTGTAGAAACACCCAGCCTAGCTGGATTAGCAAGCCCTCTAAACTCATTAATAAAGTCATCTATCTGCTGTACGTCTGCATGATGAGAATATCGCCCTTCAAATGCCTTTGCCATTTCGATACCAGCTACATCTAATGCTGTTTCAAATCCTGACTGTGCCCTCTTTAGAAGTCCTACATATGTCCTTCCTGCCTGTGGAAGACCGGGTACTCTCTCTAATACTTCTTTTGAAACTCTTATTGGTTTAGTTCTTACAAATCCAGCATTAGCCATTAACCTAGTAAATTCAGTAAACTCTGTTCCTCCAGTAGATATCATCATGCCGGGATGTTTTGATAAAAGCTCCCTATGGTTATGTATATAGTTCTGATGGAATGTTGGGTCTACAAATGCAGAGACAAATCCCTTCATAGCTTTAGCCATAAATAGTGGATTCCTAACTGTCTGTCCCCATAAGAACAAAAGCTGTATTCCGAATGCTGACATGTCACCAGCTAATTGGAAGAACCTAAACATAGAGTTAGCAGTATTAATAGAATTTAAAGCCTCACTAAACTCCCTGTTGTCTACCATTGCCTGACCAATAGCTCTCTGAACATCTATGCCACGCATCTTAGATCCGTCAGGTTTTCTTAAACTTAAAGGCTGATCCTTAGTAAAGAATTTACCGGCAAAGG